CGCCCTAGAAGAGCGGGTCAACGACAGTCTGAGAGACATAGACAACGAACTTCGTGAGATGCGTGACGATTTGGAAGAGCGTATACAAAGGATTTTAGACAACCCTTTAAATGTGGAAGAGTGATGGCGCTTACAAAATTACAATTTAGACCAGGCGTAAACAAAGAAACCACGTCCTATAGTAATGAGGGAGGTTGGTTTGACTCGGATAAAGTCCGGTTTCGTTTCGGTTTCCCGGAAAAGTTAGGCGGCTGGACCAGACGTTCGGATTACAGCTTCCTACAGCCTTGTCGGGCTCTTCATTCTTACGTCAGCCTGGACGGCACGTCACAAATTGGCATTGGCACACGGTACAAGTTTTATATTGACGAGGGTGGGTTCCCTTACGATATAACCCCGATCCGCGCTACGACAGCGGCGGGCGACGTCACATTTGCCGCGACCAACGGCTCATCGACCATCACAGCAACAGACACGAACCACGGTGCCGCAACGGGGGATTTCGTTACTTTTAGCGGTGCAGTCAGCTTAGGCGGTCAAATAACGGCAAACGTGCTTAATCAAGAGTATCAAATTGACGTAACTGACGAGAATACCTACACGTTTACAGCTAGAACCGCCGGGACTTCGGTGCAGGACATCACGGATAACGGGGTGTTGAACCCCGTTGCGGTTAATGCAAACGGTTCGGATACCGGTAATGGTGGTTCCAGCGTGGTCGGGAAGTATCAAATTAACTCGGGCCTTGGGGTTGTGGTTACCGGCACTGGCTGGGGCGCAGGAACCTGGGGCCGTGGCACTTGGGGCTCTGCGTCAACCAGCACGGTGACCAACACGCTACGTCTTTGGGGCATAGACAACCTGGGTGAGGACCTTTTGTTCAATGTTCGAGATGGCGGCATCTTTTACTGGGACACTAGCGCAGATCAGCTAGGCACCGATAGAGGTGTCGCTTTGTCCTCTTTAGCTGGAGCAGATGCCACTGTGCCTACCATAGCCAAGCAGGTAATGGTTAGTGACAACGACAGGCACGTCATTGCTTTTGGGTGCGATCCTGAAAACAACATAGGTGTTCAGGACCCTTTGTTAATACGTTTCAGCGACCAGGAGTCGATAACGACCTGGAAGACCGAGGTGACCAACACAGCGGGAGATATACGCATAGGTTCTGGGTCAGAGATTGTGGCTGCGGTAGAAACTCGCAACCAAATCCTAATATTTACCGACATATCGCTGCATAGTATGCAGTTCCTGGGGCCGCCTTTTACGTTTGGTGTGGCTCAGATTGCGGAAAATACGACTATTGCAGGTCCTAACGCGGCTACGGCTGTGGACGACACGGTTTATTGGATGGGCAACGGGGACTTTTATGTGTACTCCGGCCAGACTCAAAAGATGCCGTGCAGTGTTCGCTCTTATATTTTTAACAACATGAACATTAGCCAGATGAACTTGGTGACTTGCTCGTTAAACAGCAGTTTTTCAGAAGTCTGGTGGTTCTATCCGTCCACAAACTCTAGCGAAAACGACAGCTATGTCATTTATAACTACCTGGAAAACAACTGGGTGATAGGCTCTTTGGCACGTACCGCGTGGCAGGACCGGGGCTTGTTGCGTAATCCGCTGGGTGCCTCGCCTGACGGTTATTTGTATTTCCACGAAGATGGTATTAACGACGGCAGCACTAACCCGCCCAGCCCCATTACTAGCTATATTGAAAGCAGTCAGTTAAGCATTGGAGAAGGCAATAACTTTGTGTTCTTGAGTCGTTTAATACCGGATTTGACCTTTGATAACTCTGTGTCAGGGGCTCCGGTGGTCAATTTTACGTTACAGACTCGTAATTTCCCTGGTGGCAACTACTTGCAATCAAACCAGTCTGCCGTGACACAGTCGGCTACGACACCGGTGGAGCAGTTCACCGATCAAGCGTTCGTTCGATTACGCGGTAGGTCTTTTGCGGTCAAGGTAGAATCGGACACAACTGATGTACAATGGAAACTAGGCACACCGAGGGTTGACGCACGGGCTGACGGGAGACGCTAGTGTCCACAAGACAAGTCACACGGGTCTATTTCCCGAACCCGCCAGAACAGTACACGCAACGCAGTTTAGCAGCCGTACAGCAGGCTTACGAGCAGTTGGTGCGTCAGTTACAGAACCCTGGGGACGAGCGTCTGACCAATCTGACGTTGACTGCTCTCCAATCTGGCAGTGACCAGGGCCTTGCGCCGGGGGACGTGTACGAAAAAGACGGTTTTTTAAAGATAACTTTAGCGGATAAGCCCAACGTGGCGGGTGTTTTAGGCACCACGGCTCTGGGCTCAGTGACTGTGGTCATAGCTTGATAAAGTGGCGGTATTTTGAGAGTGTTGGTAGAATCCCATATACGTTGCACTCCTGCGGAAACAGCTTCCACTATTCAGGTCAGTGGCACTTAATTGGTTTAGGTGAGGCTTGATGTCTGATACAATCGCATACACACGTCCAACTTCGTTTGAAGTGCCTGAAGGCGGCCTTGCGTCTTTTCTTACAGCTACCGTAGGTGATTGGGCAGATGAAAGTCTTCCAGAAACGGGTATTGCGACGGCAAAAGCGGCGGCTGATCAGTTGGCTGAGTACGGCCGGTACGAAGACACGTACATGGTTCACGCCGCAGAAGGCGAGACTGTCGTCCCAATGGCGGTCTTTGACGAAAACCCTAAGCTCCGAGCGTCTCTCTTTCGACAAATGCGTAGTATGGGTATTGATCCTGACCGCTACGTCGTTGGTAATGAGCTTAATTCAATAAACCCAGTCACCGGGCAACCCGAATTCTTTTTGAAAAAGCTGTTTAAGGGTTTGAAGAAGGCCGTCAAGTCGGTCGTCAAGGTCGTCAAGAAAGCAGCTCCTATTATTCTAGGCATTGGCCTTAACATGATTCCGGGCCTTGGCGCGATTGCAGCCGGGGCCTTGAGCGGTGGTATTTCTAGCCTTGCTGCTGGCGGTAACTTTAAAGATGCGCTCAAGAGTGCAGCCATAGGCGGGGCCTTGGGTGGCCTGTTTAAAGGCGTGCAGGGCGGTATTCAAGCCAAGCAAGCGGGCGATACGTTTGTTTCTGGGTTTGGCGAGGGCCTAAGCCGTGGCTTACCTGGGGCAGAACTTGCTGCACAAAAAGCCGGTGAAGCTGCGGTAGCTCAAGGCTTGAAAGACCAAACGGCTATGATGGCTGATATTGGTGTGAAAGGCGCGCCAACTACGGAAACTATACTTCGAACCACAGGCGCGCCTGTTGCCAGCACGGCGTCTCAGGCAGCCGCTAGGTTGCCTCCAGCAGGTATTCCTTCTATGACCGTAACCCCCGGAGCGGCAACGCCTGCGGCAGCACCGGTAGCCACGCTAGGCACACAAGCAGTTGACTCTGTCATATCGGGAGCTAGTGGGGCCGCTGGCTCTCAGGTTACCCCGCAAGAGGTTACCCCGGTCACTACGACACCGCCTAGCGCCCTGGTTACTCCAGAGAATATGCCCGCAGGGTTTAGGGAATCAATCAAAGATGCTTTTACTTCTGAAGGTGGCACCTTTATAGAGGACATGAAGAAAGCTTTCTTGCCTCGTAGGGTAACGGCTGCGGATTTCTTACCAGAAGGTATTAGTTTAGAAAAAGCTGCTACAACACCTCTCGGTGACGGATTTTTGTTAGAAGCCGCTGAGGCAGCCGCTTCTTCTGCCAATGCCGCAGCAGGATTGACCGAGGGCATAGGCGGTATGGTTCGCCAGTTTGGTCCAGGCTTTGCCGCAGGCACCGGCATTCTCGCCGCCACAGGCGGTTTTGAGCAGCCTGAGATGGAAATACCACAGCCTTATGGTGGCGTGACCGGACAGCAGTTGCTTGATGAAAACCCCGAATTATACAGAGCCGGACGTGTCCAGTACGCGGTCCCCGGCACAACGACCACGGCTGCCGCTCCTACTACGGTTTACACGCCATATGTTCAGTTGCCCAGGGCACCCGTTATGCAGCCCGCTCCGCCTCCTATGGTATCCGCACCAATTATTAGACAGGCTGCCGATGGCGGAGCCATGACTAGAGAAAATTTCCCGCGTCAAAACGGAGCTATAGATGGTCCTGGAACGGGCACCTCTGATGACATCCCGGCGATGTTGAGCGATGGAGAGTTTGTATTCACTGCCAAGGCAGTACGCGGTGCTGGGAACGGCGACCGAGACAACGGCGTCCGTAAGATGTACCAAATAATGAGACAATTTGAGAGCGTAGCGTAATGGCTGACGGCGTAACTACCCAGATAGTACAAGAAAACCCGCAGATCGAGGCGTATCGCCTTGGTCTTTTGGCGGATGTCCAAGATTTAGTTAAGCAACGTATCGCCGCAGGCACGGATGCTCTTCCTCCTGGTTATCAAGTAGCGGGGCTGAGTGATCTGGAGAAGTCGGCTATAGCTCTGGGACAGCAGGGCGTTGGGTCTTTTCAACCTTTCCTGCAAGGCGCAACAGGCCAAGTCTTAGCCGGACAGGAGGCTTTGCAGCAGTTTGCACTGCCCACCTTACAGCAGGGTCAGGCCACCCTAGCCGAAGCTCAGAAGCTGGCACAGCAAACTCGCGACGTACCGTATGAGTCTCAGGGTGCTGCGGGTGAGCTTCTTTTAGGTTCGACGGGAACTTACGATCCTTCTATAAATTACCAGCAGTTCATGAATCCATACACGGAAAACGTGGTGGATCAAACACTTCAGGACATTGCGGACCAGGGTGCCTTGCAACAACAAGCACAAGCCGCACAGGCCGTGTCCCGTGGGGCTTTTGGTGGTTCACGTCAAGGTATTATGGATACTGAGTTAGCCGCTAATGTCCTTGAACAGCAGGCGCGAGCCGGTGGTCAGTTGCGCGCACAGGGCTTTGAATCTGCCCGGCAGGCTGCACAACAAGCCTTTGAACAGTCTCAAGCGCGCCGACAGGGTGCTGGATTAGGCATGGGTCAGTTAGGCGTGCAATATGGACAGCTCGCTCAACAAGACGTGGGCCAGTTACAGAACATAGGTATGGGCTTAGGCTCCCTCGGCACCGCAGCCGGTAGCCTTGGCACACAGATCGGTTCTCTTGGTCTCCAGCAAGCGGGACTAGGCGAATTGGGACAAGCTTTAGGCCGACAAGATATCGCTACCTTGACCGGGCTAGGCGGCCTCCAACGCCAGAACCAACAAGCTGGCCTGGATGCTTTACGACAAACTCGCGTAGAGCAGTTGGCCGCCCCTTATCAACAGTTTGGCTTTTTGTCTGACATATATCGTGGCACGCCAAGCTCGCAAGCTACTGTGACCAGCACGGCTAATCAACCGCCGTCCACGGCACAACAAGTATTAGGCTACGGCATAGCCGGACTGGGCGCTTTGAGTGGCGCTAAAACAGCGGGACTAGGATTCTAAAATGAACAACATCTACCAAAGACCGTTATTTAGACAAGCCGGTGGCCCAACTATGGCCCCTAGCCCGATGCCCGCAGCCCAAGCGGTGTCTGGCGATATGGCCGCGCAGTTGCAGGCCACAGAGCAAAGGGCTTCTCAAGAGATGGAAGCTGCCGGGGCTCAGTATGTCGATAATATGGTTACAGGGTTAGATGAAGCAGAAAACACCGAGGGTGTAATTAATGCAATCCGGGGTAATCAAAAGCCTATTGAAGACCGTTACCAGGAACTGGCCGGTATCGTAGGTTTACAAGACGCGCAAGCCACACCAGAGTCTGTTTTGGCGTTGGTGCAGCCGACTATGATGATGACCGAAGAAGGTGCGATGGACACCGGTATCGGTGAGTTGGTGCAGAACCTGACCGGTGACATTGCTATGGAAACCGACACAGGCGAGCCGACCGCCATGGGTCAAGGCATTGGTGAGTTGATGATGGGCGCATCCGAGCCTGTTCAGCCGTATGCCAACGGGGGCGTTGTGCAAAAGTTTCAACAGGGCGGTGCGCCGATCCCGAACAATCTTCAGTCGCTTATGCAGGGCTTTACGCCTATGGCTGACTACTCGTCTGCTCAGTTGCAGACAGAGTATGAAACTAGGCTGCCTCTGTATGAGCAGCTTTTAGGAGATACCGCAAACCGTCAGAAGCAAGCGCAGTCCAAGCTGTCTTTTGATATAGCAAAAGCCGGTCTTGCTCTGGCCTCCGGCGTAGACCCCACTACTGGTCAAACTATGACCGGGCAACCTCTTGGGGCTCAGATAGCCCGCGCCGCAACGCCCGTGGCGCAGTCTGCCCAAGAGGCAGGTCAAATGGTAGCAGAAGCGGGCAGGGGCGCTAAAGTAGCGGCTTTGCAGGCAGCAGAACAGGCAGAACAGGCACGTTTAGAGCAAGTTGGGCGTGAGCGTTTGGGCCAACAACAACTAGGCACCCAAACCCTTCTTCAGGAAAGAGAACAGGGTTTTAGGGGTGAGCAATTAGGTTTTGACCGCACGCTCCAACGTGATCTAGCGGAAAGTGCCCAAGAAAATAGTATAAAATTAACACAGATGGACATCGACGCCAGAGAGAACCTAACTAAGTTGCAAGGCGAAATAAACACCGGTTTAGCTAATCTAAATAACGAGGCGCGCCAGGCATTGCAGGGCTTAATAGGTGAGCAGGACTTAGATTCTATTGAGGCTCAAGGCAAAATTAGTCAAGCCATAACGCAAATGGACAATGAAGCTCGCATGGCGTTACAAAATGTCATTGGTGAGCAGGCTATGAGTCAACTTCTCAAACGCGGAGAGCTAGACAAAGAGATTTTTGAATTAGACAGCGCGCGTCGAATCAACGAAATTGAACTTAACTTTGAAAACCAGTTGGAAGAGTTGGGTGTTCGACAAGCGCACGACATGGACAAGTTTGATCAGCAATTAAACGCTGAGTACGAAAGAATGGATCGTCAACTGGGCGGTGGCGGTGGCTTCCTTGGATTTTTTCAAACTCCAACCGCCGCTGAGTTAGCGGCAGAGGCTCAAGAGCGAGGCTTTGATTACAGGGATAGGCAGCTTTTCCTTAATGATCAGATTCAAACCGCAGATTTAGCATTACGCCGAGAGGAGCTGGACTTACAACGACGGAACATCACGGATAGAAGACAAATTGAAATAGAAACTCTGGCGGCCAGAGAGAGAATTGCTGCGCTAGAGAATTTGGCGAAGTCTCAGTTCTCTTTCGGCAACACGCAGCGCGGTATCATTAACGATCTCATTTCTAACCCGGATGTTTTAGAAGCATACGGAGCGGGCACTTTGAATCCAACGACGACAAGTTACCTAGAAACAGCGATTACTACGTTAGCCACGCCAGTGACTAACTATAATCCGTTGACCGGTCAACTTGAAACTACCGAGCCGAAACTGCCGAGGGGCTTGCAGGATGCGCTGTATCAAAGAATACAAGCCGATTTACCGATGCCTTTTGGAAATCAAAATTTTGCAAAGGGCGGTGAGGTTCAAAAGATGCAAATGGGCGGCGTCCCAAGAAATGACCCTACCGCAGTTTTAGAGGCGTTTGGTCTAGGTCCTCAACAACAGCCGATTCGAGAGGAGGACATTCAACTTCCTGGACGAATCGTAGAGCCGGGCGTGGATTTGACACAAGGCACCGGCTTGCTACGTGGCCCACGAGAAGCTGTTAGGGCAGCTTCTTCTTACGCTAAAGAATTGACCGGCAGTGATTTTGAGCCGGTCTTTGGCGAAACCGCAGAGGCCGCTACCCAGCTAACTACATTAGGCAACGTCACGCAGAGGTTTATCCGTGAATCTGTGGGCGGCCGAGCGTTAAAGGATGAAATCCAGGCTTTAGCAGAGGAGCTGGCAAAGCCCGAGGGTATCCAGACCAGAGAGCGCACTTACGAAAAATTAGTAAACATGCGTAACCAGTTGATGGAAATCCAGGATTTTGCAATCTCTATGGTGGATACCCCAGAGAAATTCCGTCAGACTGATTTAGTTCAGGCTAGGAAAGACCTGCGCTTGCTGCAACCGCTGCTTGAAAACTATGATGTGGCCATAACGAGTTTTGAACAACAGCTTGGCTCTGACAAGCCGGACCCCTCACTATTTGAAGGTCGATAAAATATGGCAACGCCTCCCAAGCTGTCGTTTGACATACAGGCCGCCACAGAAGCGGGTTTGAATTCTGAGGACATAGCCCGCCACGTATCTGGACGGCGCGGTTATGACTATCAAGGTGCCCGCGAAGCCGGGCTATCTGACGACGATATCATTCAATACAACGTGGCCGATGTCCGTGACGTCGGTGGACTGCGTCTTGCCGCAGAAGAGGCGGCTCTTACAGCAGGGACCACGGCCCCCGCATCGTTGTATGGTTTAAAACGAGGCTTTTCTACGGGTTTGTCCGCAACACCGGGACCACCTATCGCAAAACTTATTGGTGGTATAGGCGGCGCGTTAATTGGAGGTGGCTTAGGTGCCGTTGTAGGAGAGGGCGCTAAAGCTGTTGTACGAGAGGCCACCGATACTACAGGGCAAATAACTCCCGGCGCACGGCCCTTTGAGATAGGTGGAGAAACCTTGGGCTTTGTGGTTGGCGGAGGTGCCCCGGTTATTGGTCGTGGTGCTTTGGCCAAAATAGGCCAGACCGGCATTGGTCAAAAGCTGGGCATATCTGCGGAAGCAACCGTAAATCCCATAAACTTGGGTGCAGCCGAGTTCTTGTCGGTGGCGGCGGACAACCCCGGAATGATAAACGCTTTCAATCGCGCTGTCGGGGGCGGACTGGGTAAAGCAGAAGGATTTTTAACCAAAGGCTTTGAAACCGCTGCTCGTGCCCCTGGCGCTGCGGCTCTTACCGAATTAACTGCGGGAACCTCTGCTGCCGTAGCCGGGGGTCTTTCAGAAAAGTTAGACCCAGGAAATTTAGGCTTGCGGCTAACTACGGAGTTACTCGCAGGCGTATTTAATCCGACCAGCTTGGTGCTAGGTACGATACCGGACGTTTTTCGCACAATTCGGACTTTTGTACCGGGTGGTGGCGGAGCCGACGCTCGTGCTAGAAATAAAGTGGCTAAAGACCTTGCTAGTATTAGAGCGGATTTGCCGGAAGAGGCCGTTAGTTCTTTTGATGAAGTGCTTGAACTCTTAATGAAAGAGGCGGATGACTTAGATATAGACATTGGCGCGGCCCGTGAAACGAGACGTGAGACACCTATCTTTACCTCGGCGGAAAAGACAAATAACCTTTTTCTAAAAACTATTCAACAGATCGTCATGCAGCGCGACCCCAAGGCGAGGCAAGAAATATTAAATCGTAGCCGTGCCGGGAGCCAAGCTGTTTCTAAGTTGGTGGACGATTTGTTCGACACATATGATCCGGCCCTGTTGGGCGCGGCTAGTCGGGCGCAACAAAGGTTGTTCAAGCAGCGCATGGAAAGCATCCTCAATCTGAGAATATCGTCTGCTCTTGAGCGCATAGAAAAGATACAAGGCACTGATTCTGCTGCAAAAATACAAGCGGGCACTGCTCTCAAACAAGGCATCATCAAAGCATTAGATGATGTTCGAGAGATTGAGAAACAATTGTACCAGGGCATTGATCAAACGATGCCAATGAGTGGTGACTCCGTTGTCAAAGCTTATGACGATGAGTTTTTGTCATACCCCGAAAAAGAACTGGGCGTCTCTAAGATTATTCAGGCGTTTGTAAATCGTGCCCGAGGCGGCGATGAAGGCGTTGCGCCAGACTACAACATAGACCCTAGAAGTGGCGTTTTTATTAGACGCTCTACGAACACAGAAGGTGAACCACTTTATAAAATCGATAAGGTTAGAAGCAAGGACGACCTCGTAGGCCGAGATGGTGACATAGGTGAGGCCGCGTCTCTCATGACAGAGGAAGTGGGCCGCGTCGTGCGTAGGAGCGACGGCAGGTTTGAAGCGCAGACTGCACTGTACCGAAGAACGCGCGAACAAGACGATATTGTTGGCTACCGTAATGCCGCTTATGACACAGAAGAAGAGGCAATCGCAAGTTTGGCTAGAGGTCGAGCGGCCGTAAACAAAGACGATCTTGACCAGATAAAAGGCGTCGCTGCAACCGAAACAGCTCCTATAACATCCGGTGACCTGATTAAATTTAGATCAGACATGCTGCGCTTGGCCCGTGAGTCAAAAGGCGAGGGCGTTGAAGCAGGTTTCTATGCCAAGTTAGCTAAAGCGGCAGACGATGACATAGGCGCTAAAAACTTTCAGAAGATGTCTAAAGAGCAGATCGACCAGTTAGGCAAGAAAGAGTATGAGTTCATGCGCGATCTAAGCACGGCTAATTCGTTCAGTAAACAGCTTAACGACGTGTTTACCCGAGCTTTTGGCGGCGATCTGGTTGCAAAGACGACCAGTGGACGTGATCGAATTATTCCCGAGCTTGCAGCAGAAAAGTTCTTAGCCGGTTCAGGAGAGGCCGCTACCGCGCGATCTTTACAAATAGATGAGGCTATAAACTTTGCCATCAACGCAAGCTCCGACGTTCGCGGGCCTTTTGATGTTCGAACCATGGCCCTGGATGAGTTGCGTGGAAGCATAAAAGGTGCAGAAGAGACCATCTTGAGAGCGGTCGCCGCTAACGCTTTAGACCAGACACCTGACGGCCCTCGGCTCAACCCTGCTCGATTGAAGACTTTTTTACGACAAAAAGGCGGCTTTATACAAGAGCGGTATCCTAATCTGTACCAAGAGCTGCAAGACGCCAACACGGCAGAAGTTCTGCTTCGAAGCACACAAGAAGGTCTTGAAAGAGCAGACAAACAACTAGATAAGATAGCTTCTTTCCGAGCTTTCTTGGGTAAAGATACTAACCCGACGGCTGAGATAGACCGCTTGGTAGGCTCTCCAGGTGTCAAGATTAATCCTAAAGCAGAACAAAACTTAAACCGTCTGATTGCTTTTTCTAGAAAGTCTAAAGATGAAAACGTAATGGAAGGTTTGAAGCTTGCTATCTACGACGCTGCGTATAACCACGCCAAACGAAGCGATGGTTCTATAGATTTCAACAAGCTAAACCGTTACCTCTTTGAGCCAATGTCTCGTAAGCAAAGCTCGGTTATGGATGTTTTGCAACGTAAGGGTCTTCTTGCGGACGCAGATGGAGCCAATGAGTTCAAGAACATGAAAGAACTTATTTCTCGTGGACAAAGGTTTCAAGAAACTTTAGAAAGCCCGACTCCTGGCATGGAAGGTGTTGAAGGCGCAGAGCTAATAACAGAACCAGGCTTTTTTGAAGCTTTTGCGGCACGTTTCATTGGTGCCGGTGCGGCAGGCACTTTAGCTCGTAGATTTGGCTTAGGAGATCGAGGCGGAATAATGATTCCCTCGGCTGGTGCAGAACTTGCCCGAGGTATTTTAACTAAACTTCCACAAGGCCGTGCTTGGGAGTTTTTAACGGAAGCTGCTAAGGACCCATTGCTTATGGCAGACCTGTTAAAGAAAATGGAGTCCCGAGCAGATGTAGAAGAACTAGCTCGAAGCCGAAGGCTAAAAGCTGTGCTGACGACAGCCGGTGGACGAGCCCTGGCGGACATCTTAGAGCCTTCCAAATACCGTGGAACACCGACCGGTGCCGATAGGCAGCCCACAGCGGTGGAGCAAACCACACGTAACGTTCCTATCAGTCAAACCATCCAGGGAGAGACCCGACGTCCTGTTCCACCTCCCGCCCGGCAGGTAGCACCACAACCACGGCCCACGGCCCCCAGGCCACAAGCGGCTGCACCGCAATCTAATCTACAGCAAAGTCGTAGGCAGTTTGCAGAGTTGTTTCCCACAGATATAACAAGCGGAATAATACGCGGGCAGGGCTAACGCAGCCACTCACCGAAGTCTTCATTCAGAACTGTACTCGCCAGATTAATCTTCTGGCGTAGCGCGTTCAGTATCACTTCGTCTATTGTTTCACGTGAAACTAAATCAATATACGTGACCCTATTTTCTTGGCCGATACGGTGCGCTCTGTCTTCAGACTGTAGCCTAAGTTCCAGGTCGTAAGAATTAGAATAGTAAACCACCGTGTCCGCAGCAGTAAGAGTGATACCGTACCCGCCTGTCTTGGGCTGACCAACAAAGAATCTAAGCGGAGACTCGGTGTCTTGGAATTTATCCACAATGTCCTGCCGCTCATCCTGTGGCGTGCTTCCGTAGTAAATAGCAACAGAGTCCTCTCCGTACACCTCGGACAACGCCTCCTGGATATTCAACAAGTCCTGCGTAAACGTCGCCCAGATAATTACTTTGCCCTGCGCCTCTTCCACGACGTTCATCAATTCAGGCAGGCGGTTGTTCTTGATGCTTTGTATCTCACCGTCGTCCGTTCGTAAGTGCCCACAAACAATGGATTGCAGGCGCATGATCTGTGTAAGCACCGACGCGGTGGTGGCCAACTCGCCACCCTCCATCTGGGCCAGGGCTAGTTCTTTCATCTGCCCGTATACCTTCACCTGCTCCGTGGTCAACGGCACGTTGCGCGCCATATATACCTTGTCCGGCAAGTCCAAGCAGTCACGCTTCAACACCCGGGCGCTGAACTGGTCTAGCTTGTCGGTAAGCTCCTCAAGACGTCTAAAGCCCACAATCTTCTGAAAGCTGCGATGCCCCATGCTCCGCTGCTGCGTCACGGCGTAGCGATTTTGAAAAGCATAGTAGTTGGTGTAGCCCAAGGCGTCGTCGCCCAGGTAGGCACACTGGCTAAACAAATCCATAGGTGTCTTGGTGATGGGGCTACCGGTCAGGATGCGGCGATATTTTGATGCCCGGCCAATCTCAAGCACCGTTTTAGTCCGCTGCGCCTTGCGGTTTTTGATCGTGGTGCTTTCATCAACGATAGATATGTTGTCTGGGTTTAGCTGCAAAAATTTAATCGCAGAGGCCGCCCCTTTCTTCGTGGACAACGCTTCTATGTTCATAATCAGGATGTGCAACGTCCCCGGCTCACGGTTCTCTCTCAAAGCTATGTCTTTGATTTCTTGGGTAAATTTCTTTGTAAAGTTGGGCTGCCAACGCACTATCCGAGTGGGTATGTCGTCGGGCAGATGTGCCGGTATTTCTTTCCTGACCCAGTTATCGTAGACGCCTTTGGGTGCCAGGATAAGGGCCGTATCTATGTCTTTGCGCTTGAACAGAGCGCCCATGGTATCTATCGCTACCTTGGATTTACCCGTGCCCATTTCCATGAACAGCGCATACATGCTAGACGTCCAAGACTGGTCAAAGACAGTTTTTTGGTGTTCGTAAGGTGTTGTTTTGAATTTATACATGGCTTTCTATTTACACTTGACTTCTGAGATTATATGGGACTATTATCCTCCTCCGCAAGGGCAAAACATGTCCTTTAATCACGAAAGGAGAAAAACGATGGTCGATGACCTCTTTGCAGAAATGGAAGCAGATCAGTCCGGTGGGTCTGCCGTAGAATCCCTCGATACCGGTGGCGTGGCCAGCATTGCTGAAGTTGCAAGAGCTGTCCGAAACAAGCAAGACGAAATAGAACTCTTAGACAGTAAGCTCAAACAGAGCAAGAAAGATTTGCTGAAGCTGACCGACGAAGACCTTCCCGCTTTGCTACACGAAGTCGGCGTATCCAAAATGGAACTAGAAGACGGTTCCAAAGTCGAGCTAAAACCAACTTATGGCGCTTATATCAAGGTTGAAAACCGAGATTCTGCTTATAGTTGGCTGCAAGAAAATGGGTATGACGATATCATCAAGAACGTTATTAGTTGTCAATTTGGTCGCGGCGAAGACCAAATGGCTAATGACCTCATGTCCTCTCTTGCTGGTCAGGGCTACCCTGCCGCACAGAAGCGGGACATTCATCCACAGACCCTGAAAGCATTTGTAAAAGACCAGGTTGAATCGGGCAAGCAGTTTCCGATGGACTTGTTCGGAGCTTATGTGGGTCAACGCGCAAACATTAAAAAAGGTTAACGAAAAATGGCAGAAGCAAAGAAAAAAGAAGTGGCCGAAAAGGCTAGTACGGAGTTGGCGGCAGTCTCGCTATTTGAGGCCGATGCTGAGACTATGGGTGAGACTCTTGATCAAGATGACGTCAAGATTCCATTCCTTAAAATTGATAAGGATAACGGCACGATATTGCAGGAAGTAACAGGGCAGCAGTGGAAACCGGAAGACGGTGTCACTGTTATTCCTTGTGCATATCAGCGTGTGTTTATCGAATGGGCTCCGCGTGGATCAGGTCCTGGGGCTCCCGTTAACATTTATCAGAAGGATGATAAGCGCCCTGAAACAGAGCGTGATCCGTCCACCAACAAAGACGTGATTGTAGGCGGTGGTGGTAATTACATCGAAGAGACACATCAGCATTTTGTTCTTATAAAACAAGAGGATGGGACGCTGGAAGCTGCCTTGATACCGATGAAATCTACACAGCTCAAGAAGTCCAGAGCGTGGAACACGGTGGTTAGCAGTCGCACGATGCAAGGTGCGAACGGCATATTCAAGCCGCCACGTTTTGCGTACACATATAAGCTTACGACACAGCACGAGAACAACAACAAAGGCGATTGGTGGGGTTGGAGTGTTGAGCTTGAGGAGTCGTTGGCTGAAACAAATCAGGTCGATGCGTATCAACACGCACGCGAGTTTGCCAAGAGCATCCGCGCTGGCGACGTAGTTGTTAAGCACGAGCAGGAGGGTGACGACGGCAGTAACTCTGACGACGTTCCGTGGTAATTAATACGGGGCCGAAAGGCCCCGTTTTTCGGGTGAAACATGATTGATAACGCTAAGAAATTTGCGGCTATCTTTGACGGACTAAAGCAAGCTTACGGCACATATCGGATAGATCGCAAAGCGCAAAATGGAAAGAATACCGGTAAGGCAACCGTTGTTAAAACGCCACGAACAAAGGACACCTGGCTCGGTCATTTAAGCGGAGAGGGTGAAGCAATTGGAATTATACCGATCAACGAAGACAACCAGTGTAAGTGGGGTTGTGTCGACGTTGATCAGTACCCGTTAGATCACAAAGAGCTAGTAGACAAAGTGCGTAGCATGAAGCTGCCGCTTGTCGTGTGCCGTTCCAAGTCAGGAGGCGCTCACTGTTTTTTGTTTACAAAGGAATGGGTTACTGCAAAGAAGATGCAGGAGACCTTACAAACTATTGCTGCAAGCTTAGGCTACGGCGGTAGTGAAATATTTCCTAAACAAGTCAAGTTGTTCCTGGACCGGGGTGACGTAGGTAATTTCTTAAACCTTCCGTATTATGATGCGGAGGAAGGGTTGCGCTATGTCATTAAAGATGATGGGCAGTCCGGTACAATCGAAGAATTCTTTGGGTTGTACGATCAATACGCTCAAGAACCGGAGCAGCTTGACAGCATAACCATAGAAGAAGCGGACACTAACATCATTGTCAAAGATGGTCCGCCCTGTTTACAAACGCTTTGCACGCAGAAAATAAGCGAAGGTGGACGGAATAATGGGCTCTTCAACGTTGGTGTGTACTTACGCAAAGCTTTCCCAGATAGTTGGGAATCTGAGATTTTAACGTATAATACGCGCTACTTCGAACCTCCACTTCCTCTCTCCGAAGTTAATCTTGTAGCGAAACAGCTTCAGAAGAAAGATTACGCTTACAAGTGCAAAGACGCCCCGATCTGTGATTACTGCAATGCCGAGGTCTGTAAGACGAGGAAGTACGGTATTGAGGCCGCAGTATCGGGTGCGACCATTGCGAACCTTCGCAAGTACAACTCTACTCCCCCTGTGTGGTTTATGGATGTTAACGGCTTTCCGTTAGAGATGGATACAGACGCTCTAATGAACCAGGCTGCGTTTCAGCGCGCCTGTGTGGAACAGCTCAATTTTATGCCGCAGAGTGTAAAGAAGGACATGTGGGAGGCCCGTATAAACGGGTTGCTGTCAGAGATGAGCGATACAGACGGTGCCATCATTGAAGTGTCGCAGGACGCCTCTATCAACGGTCAGTTCTATGATTTATTAGAAGAGTTTTGCACAGTCATGCAGCAAGCAGACAACAGGGAAGAGATTCTGCTGCGCCGCCCATACACCAATGAAGACGATGAGCGAACTTACTTTCGCATTAAAGATTTTACCGCGTATCTGCACAAGCATCGTTTCTTTGAATACAAAAGCCATAAGATTGCCCAGCGTTTACGAGACATAAACGGCGAATCAACTTCTTTAAAGATTAGCGGAAAAGCAGTGAGGGTGTGGAGCATACCCGCATATGCTGCTCCCATTGGCGCTATAAAGCCCAACGGAATTTCTTCTGCTCATCCGCAGCCGTTTTAATGTTTCGTATATTTGGTCCTCCCGGGACTGGAAAGACAACTACGCTTCTTAACTATGTCGACCAGGCATTAGAAGCAGGTATGTCGTCACAAGACATTGCATTTTTTGCGTTCACCCGGAAAGCGGCGGGCGAGGCGAGGGAACGCGCCGCCCGTCGTTTTCAACTTAATGAAAAGGCTGACCTGCCGCATTTTAGAACGTTGCATAGCTTTGCTTACCGCGCGCTTGGTATACGCGATCACGATCTAATGAAGAAAGAAAACTTCGATGATCTTTCTAAAAAGATAAAGATACCTCTCAGCATTAGACCGCACTACGATTTTGAACAAGAGTCTTCATCTAATCTTTTAGAACACCCGGTGTTAGGACTTATTAACCTGTCCCGCCTTAAAAAGACTACGTTGCGTTCAGAGTACAACCAAACCGCATTAGACGAATCGTGGCCCGAGGTTGAATACATTGCTGCGGCCTACGCAGAGTACAAGCAGTTTCATGGTTTATTGGACTACACCGACATGCTTGAGCTGTTTACAAAGGATGCGGAGAGAGTGTGCCCTTACTTCAAGCTTTGTTTTTTGGATGAAGCCCAGGACCTTTCACCCTTACAGTGGGATATCGCTCATGCCATCGACAAAAAAGCAGAACGCATGTACTGCGCGGGAGACGACGATCAAGCTATCTATAGATGGGCAGGTGCAGATGTTGATCAGTTCATCAACCTGCCCGGCGGAAGTGAGGTATTGGAACAATCCTATCGAATCCCGCAAGCCGTCCATCGACTTGCAGAAAGTATTGTTTCGAGAATCCATAGACGTTTCCCAAAAAAATATAACCCTAAGCCTCAAGAAGGCAGCGTTAGAAGACTGACCAGTCTAGAAGAGTTGGATATGTCGGACGGCGAATGGCTGGTAATGGCACAGGCAAACTACATGCTGTCGCCCCTTGCAGAGCAGCTCAAGAGTGGCGGTTACTTGTTTGAGCGTAACGGCTCACGGTCCATCTCTGAGCGTTTGTCCGTGGCTGTAAACGGATGGGAGTCCATGCGTAAAGGACGCCCGGTGTCCCTCAAGACCGCCGAAACAATATATAGCTATATGTCCGGCAACGGCGTGCGCGTCGCACGTGGCAAGAAAAAGATAGTGGCTCCTGACGATCAGTTATTCACTCTTGAACTATTGCAGAAAGAACACGGTCTAATCGCTGATGACAGCATGATATGGCATGTCGCAATGGACAAAATTCCTGCGGTAGACCGCGCCTACATCACATCTTTATTGAGACGAGGAGAAAAGTTTAATGCATTACCCCGTATCAAATTGTCCACGATCCACGGCACAAAGGGGGGAGAGGCAGAGAACGTCGTTCTGTTACTTGATCTGAGCCCCGCTGCCTTACGAACCCCTGCCGACGATTTGCACCGCGTGTTTTATGTTGGTGTCACTAGAACAATAGAAAATTTATTTATCGTCGATCCTGAGAATTATGAAAGAGCTTACAACTTATGAAAAAAGACGAACTTGACCCTTTGTACTACAACAAATGCGATGCCTGCGGTAACACCGCCACAGCCGTTGTTGATGTGGAAAACAACGTGAGGAAAGGTTGGTACTGCCAACACTGCACACACTTTAGTAAAGCCATAGGCCGAGAAACTATTTGGAGAGCAAAAGAAAATGCCCGGTAACTTACAGATGGCGATGTTCGCTCAGAAGACAGATTGGCTGCCCCCAGAGCATCCTTTTCCAGAAGAAATTTTAAACGCCAAAGAAATAGCAATTGACGTTGAGACACGCGACCCACACATCAAGTCGAACGGCCCGGGGTGGGCTACAAAGAACGGCGAGGTGGTGGGCTATGCCATAGCTGTTCCGGGGTGGAAGGGTTACTTCCCTGTAGGTCACCTGGGTGGCGGCAACATGGACCAGCGCATCATCAATAAATATTTAAAAAAGGTGTTTGAGTCTCCGGCAGACAAGATCATGCACAACGCTCAATATGACCTGGGCTGGATACGTGCGATGGGTTTTGAGGTCAAGGGCCGTGTGATCGACACGATGATGACCGCTGCGCTTGTAGACGAGAACCGATTCTCCTACAGCCTGAACGCCCTGTGTTACGACTACCTGGGCAAGACCAAGTCTGAGAAGACCCTGACAGAAGCAGCACGCGAGTTTGGCGTGGACCCCAAGGGTGAGATGTGGAAGCTGCCCGCGATGTATGTGGGGCCTTACGCGGAGGTTGACGCCGAAATTACCTTAGAGCTTTGGTCACATCTCAAGACCCTATTGAACCGAGAGGACCTATGGCAAATCTGGGAATTGGAAACGGACCTGCTGCCGTGCCTCGTGGACATGACATACAGGGGCATCCGAGTCGATACCGACCAGGCGGAACGCACCAAACAAGAACTTTTAAAACGTGAGAAGGCCGCCCGTAAACGGCTCAAGGAACTCAACGGCTCTGATGTGGAAATCTGGGCGGCTGCTTCTATCGCTAAGGCGTTTGACAAGCAGAACATAAAATACGCAAGGACAGAAAAAGGCGCGCCTAGCTTCACTAAAGCGTTTTTGTCTGAACACCCCTCAGAACTGGCTAAGTTAATCATGGAAGCGCGTAACCTGAACAAAATACAGGGAACGTTCATAGATTCCATATTGAAGTTTGTCGGCAGGGATGGCCGTGTGCATGGGCATATCAACCAACTGCGCTCAGACAGCGGGGGCACCGTTTCCGGCCGTCTATCCATGAGCAACCCAAACCTTCAACAAATCCCGGCTCGCGACCCGGAGCTAGGACCTATGATCCGTAGATTATTTTTACCGGAAGAAGGCGAGCAGTGGGCTGCAATAGACTTCAGTCAACAGGAGCCACGCATACTGACGCACTACGCGCACGCATTCTCGGAGTACAAGAACATGGACCTGCCGGGCGTCAAAGAGTTTGTCGAAGCCTACAACGAAAACCCGAATATGGATTTTCACAGCATGGTTGCCGACATGGCGGAAATCCCCCGCAAACAGGCGAAAGTCATAAATTTGGCGATGATGTATGGGATGGGCGTCAATAAACTGTCGCAGCAGCTAGACATCACCCTGCCGGAGGCCAAGGAGCTTACCAAACAGTACCACGACCGCGTGCCGTTCGTTCGAGGGTTGATGCAAGGGGTACAGCGCTCCCTGGACGATAAACGCTCTAGCGGCTCCATACGCTCCCTGGGAGGACGTAAGTGCCGGTTTGATTTATGGGAACCGGACGCCTTTGAAATGAATAAAGCTTTGCCTTACCAGGACGCAATAAACGAATATGGGCCCACGACCCGTCTTCGCAGGGCGTACACCTATAAATCATTGAACCGTTTAATCCAGGCGGCGGCCGCAGATATGACCAAACAGGCTATGGTGGACGTCTACAAGGCCGGTACGGTGCCTTTGCTCCAGGTGCATGATGAGTTGGCTTTCAGCGTAAAGTCCGTGGAACAGGCTCGTGAGCTGTCTGAAACCATGAAAAACGCCATACCTCTAGTGGTCCCGAACAAGTGCGATATTGAAATGGGCCCAAACTGGGGAGATTTTGAATCTGTCGATTAATCTTATATAATCGCAGATATTAGCCTTGGAGAAACCGATGGATACAAACAAGTGGAAAAGCGTCTTACTTCCAAAAGACGTCTACGAAGAGATCGTAGTCATTGCCGACGTGGAGGGCCGCACTATCAGCGGCCAACTGCGCGTGGTATTTGAAGCGTGGAAAAACGAAAACCTTTCGGATAGAGACCGACGCTACATTAAGGATCGTTTAATCGAACACCGAGAGAAGAATAAACCCGATCCAAAAGAAGAAGACACCGTCTTTTCGGTCAAGGATTATTATAATGCTCACGATTGAACAAAAATTTAAAAGAGCATTTGAGAAAGTAGAGCGACAAATCCAGGAAAATGGCGCGGCTAACACCGACGACGTCAAGACGCTTCAAATGTGGCAAGCACTACTAGGCGTGAAGCACGAGGCCAACCGACCAAACGAGGCGATTCCAGTTGGGAACAAAAGTAACAGTTGAGTTTACCGAAGAAGAGGCGGACAAAGTCTTTGAAGCTATCGATAAATTTAATGAGAGCGTAGCGGAACTAAAAGAGCTGGTAGACCTTGCCTACCGGCTCAATGATAAATTGGAAACTCAAGATCGCCATTAACCATTTCTACCTGTCCCAGGCACGCATAACACAGGATAGACTCTACTTGCGCCTCGGATTCAACCAAGAACTGGTAGATAATTGGCTCTAAGGAAAACATTTCCTTACATCTAGAACACTGGTACTCACTGTCGGGCTTCTTCATATGGCGTAGCTCGCTTTCCTCGATATACCCAGTCTCGCACCGTATCTATGGGTACACCATATTTTTCCGCAATCCAATCAACTTTGCGGTTCTCTACGTTTCTCGCTTGTCTAACCTTATCCACAAGTTCTTGTGGCCATTTAGCTGGTCTACCCGCCATATGTTGAGTCTCCCGAAAAAATGTAAATTTATACGATTTTTTTGGGTAAAACAAGTTGAATATGGGTATTTTATGTGTGTATACTGGCCCCCTAACCAAAACGGAGGTCTTGATGAAAAAAGAAACGGAACCAAAAGACTTGGAATATAGTCACATGCATCACGCACAACTTAATCGTGATTTACAAGAAGTTTTAGATTTTGCTAAAAATATTCTTGATGATCACAATAACCTTAGAACACACGTAGAAAAGTTAGTTAACTACATTGATGTCGTGCGAAGGGGTTCAAACTAATGAAAATATTAGACGAAGAGTTAGAGCTGATCTCTGACCTGGCCTTTACCGCGTCAATGGACTGTGACTGCGCCATAAGCAATTTAGAAGACCATGAAACAGCGCGTTGGGTCTTACAGGGCCACAGCGAAAAATGTTTGGCGCTTGTGGAAAAAATAAACATTGAACGAACCAAAAGATTAGAGGCTCGAAAAAATGTCTAAACAAGAAAAGGTGTTTGATATAGTGGATTCTGTCGAAGACTCCATCATGTCCGTTTTTTATCAACAACATTGCGATATTCCTTTAAATTACCTGATGGTTGCTTGCGAACGGCTCGCGGCCCGCATGGCTTCTGACATAGGCGTCAATCCCTCCGATTACGTCAAATGTTCTGAGCAAATGATCCAGCAAGTTCAACGAGAAAAGAAAGAAAATTCGGATGAAGTTTTTTCTGAGCCTTAAAAAGAAGCACGAGCCGGTTAAGTGTTTACATTGCGGCGTGAGTTTTGTTCCTAAAAAACCTGATCACAAAGTATGCACCCATGATTGCCGTCAAGCGTGGCGAAAAAAGAAAAGGTACGAAGACCGAGTAACAAAAGCTTGCGATCACTGCGGAAAACCTTTT